GTGCGTGGTTAGCAAGTTTCCAGATAGAGAAGGATCTCACAAGATTGTTTATGTGAAACGTAGTACTCGGGATGGGGATAAAGAATTCGTTCTATCATCCCTTAGTAATGGGATCGATAAGGGATCAATAAGCCACCATGACCCTTCAGACCCACCTGTCTCCGGATCTCCGGAGTCGGGGACGGAGTCGGGGACGGAGTCGTTGGGAAAACCATCGCAGGGCAAGCCTGCTCAGGTCAGCGATGTGGATTGGATTAATTCCTTGTTGGAAGAACCTGCTTATAAGCATCTTAATATCCTTCATGAGCAGGGTAAAATGGAGAGATGGTGCGTTGTAAATCACAAAAAGCCCACGCGAAGAAGGTTTGTGAACTGGCTCAATCGAGCTGACGGGATTCTCGAAATAACAGGGAGACCCCAAAAATTTAACCCCCCACCTCCGGTAATCTCATGATCATGCCTGCAGAAGTTCTTCCTAGAACCAAATCCATACGTCAGCGCATTACCTCTGCTGAAGAATCGCTTTCGCTGGATATGCTTTACAGCGATGAGGCGGAAAAGGCCGTGCTTGGCTGTATGATGCGGTTCGTGAGAAAAGGATCGTCTTCAGTTATTGTTAAAATTAGTTCGTGTGATGTAGATATTTTTGATTCCAAAAAATGGTATTTGGGCACTGATGGCTACATTCAATCGCATTTTTACAAAGGAAAAAAACGATCCACCATTTCTCTCCATAGAGCGCTTTTAGGTAATCCCATCGGCGTAGTCGTAGATCACATAAATGGAGATAGATTGGATTATCAAAGAAAAAACTTACGAATTTGTTCATCCTTTGAAAACGCTAAAAATCGCGGAGTCGGTCGAAAATCAAAATCAGGTTTTATAGGAGTTAGTTGGTTTAGTCCGAGAAAAAAATGGCGCGTTTGCATCTGGCACGAGGGACGCCAAAAATCATTTGGTCTTTATCTCTCAGCAGTAGCCGCGGCAAAAGCTAGAGATAAAATTGCAAAATCTCTTTTAGGAGAATTTTGTCGCTTAAATTTTCCCAATGAAAGCTGACATTACACACCTTTATTCACCAGAAGCCGAACGAGCGGTTTTGGGTTCAATGATGGCGCAACCAGCAGAAGTTATCGATGAAGTTATGGCCTCTCTTAGCAAGAATGATTTCTTTGTGCCCGCTAATCAAGAGGTATTTACAGCGTTAACTTCAATGCATGGTATCGAGGCCATTGATGTTATGACAGTCCACCAATGGTTGCTTAATCGAAAACTGGCTGAATCTGTTGGAAGTCCAGGGATCTTAGCTGAACTACTCGTTGGCTTCGCCACCCATCTCAATGTAAGTTCTTACATCCGAATTGTCAAAGATAAGAGCCTTCTACGCTCCCTTCAGGGAGCCTGTTCTGCAATTGTGAAAGATATCGCCGAGATGCCTGATTCGGTGCCTTCTATACTTGATCGGGCCGAAAAGGCTATTTTCAGTATTACCCACGGCCAACAGACCGAGGCAATTTGGAGCGCAGAGGCTTGCGTAGCCGAGTATCGGGCGGAAAGAGAGCGGATACAGCGGGGCGAGCAAGTAAATCGCTTGGCGACGGGTATACGGGCTTTAGATCAGGCAAATGGAGGCCTTCCTGTTCCAGGTCTCACGATTATTGGAGCGGGTACGGGAGCGGGCAAAAGTGTTATTATGCAGAATATCGCAGAGAATTGCTGTAGATCAGGCATGAAAGTCGGGATATTTAGCCTAGAAATGAATAGAAAGCAGCTTCTTAAGCGCTGGGTGGCGAGTACTGCAAGTATTGACGGGAGAAGACTCAACGAAAAGCTTCACGATGCTGAAGTTCTGCGAGTGGAAACAGCGTTGACCGGCATTAATCGTTGGCGCTTTGATATTGATCAGACTTCCAGACTTACTCTTCCAACTTTACGAAGCAGGGCACGCATCATGGTGCGTAATGGAGCGGAGCTTTTAGAAATTGATTATCTCCAGCTTATGCGCGGAATGAATAGCCGAATGGATCGACGCGAACAATTGGCTGAAGCATCGGGGGAGATTAAGATTCTTAGCATGGAGTTAAATATCCCTATTATTATTCTTTCTCAAGTCAATCGGGAAGGCCGAAAGGCAGGGGATCTGCAATTATATAACTTAGCTGAGTGTTCGGCACTTGAGCAGGATGCCGATGCTGTTATACTCTTGGAAAAGAAAGAGGGAGCTGAGAATTGTACAAATCGGGCTATTCCTTATATTGCGCGTATTGCTAAATATCGCGAAGGGGCAATAGGAGATGAGGAAATTACGCTTAACGCCCCAGAATCAAGATTTTCATGAAACCCACCACGCTGTTTAGGAATTGAGGATGGAAAGATTTCTGAAAATAGTTCTTGCTAATCCTAACAGATAGGTTATTGTAATCCCATGAAAAGAATACTTGAAGAAGTGAAATGCTATAAAACTGAAAGTGGTTGGAGATATACTTGCCCTAGTTGCCAGCGGTCCCAGAAAATTGGGACTAGAATGCATATAACCTCTGATCCATGGGTTCAAGGGGCTTGCGAGCACTGTGCTTATCCCGTGAAAATTAATACGGAATGTCATCTCGAAATTCCTGAATACCAACCTGACTTTAAATGCGGAACTTTTAAGACCGATAAGGAAAATGGAATCACTCCTGAAATTCGATCCCGCATGAATCAAGACCGCAAGCGGGCAGAAAGGGAACAATTATGAAATGCCCTAAGTGTGGTTATGATATTTCAGCCCATCTTGGCCGGATTAAAACCCCGGCTAAGGCAAAGGCTAGTGCGAAAAACGGGAAATTAGGCGGTCGCCCAAAGAAGAAAACCAAAACCAACCGACTCGAAAGGATGAGATGAAATTAACTAAATTGAGCCTTTTTCTAATAGGAATGATTATAGTCGTTCCCATTGGTATTCTTGCTGTGGCCCATACTTATTATGTGATGAAATATCCTTTGAAAGTTGAAATTCATGGAACGTATCTTAATATAAGTGGGCCATTTTCCACCTCATCATTCAGTAATTATAAGGGCCTAGAAATTACGCCGGATGGTAAGCGTGGTAGATGGGTGAAAGAATGATATGAGAACTATTTTAAATGAGCTAGAAAACCCCAATACCACCACCCCAGACGGCCAATCAAAGTCGCCTATAACTCAAACGGAGAGGATTAATATGAGAAATTTAACAGATATTGCCACAAATGAGGAAATCAAGATTGCTAAAAGCAATTATTCTAAAAAAGCTTTACCTATACAAAATAGTTTTGACTTCTTACCTTTAGATGTTCAGTTGGAACTGATCATTTTAGCGTACAGGGAGAAAATTAATATTGATTCTTCCAAGAAATAATATGAGTAAAAAGATGAAGTCAAATATCAATTCCAAGAAGCCTAAGTTAGTAATCTTATTCCGAAGAGGCATGAAGAATCTTGCTAAGCCACTTTCCAAAAAAAGGAAGGCAGCTTTAATGAAAATGATGTCCGATACATCTTATGTCGATGAGCGGATTAAATCGCTTAGAGCTATTAAGGCGATGGGTAAATTATGAACCACATACCGCTTAAATCATCGAACGTGGCGAGTGTTGGATATGACCCAGCTACTCAGGAAATGCAGATCAAATTTACCCATGGTGGCATAAAGACGTATCTCGATGTGCCACCTCACACTTTAACCAATATTCAGCAATGCCGTAGTCCAGGAGCCTTTGTTCACAACATACTTAAAAAGTCACACAGGGAGAAGAAATGAGCGCATCAATTCACTATCAACCTGTAAAACCCACTAACGGTACTAGACTAGAAGTGGGATCGGGTAGTTGGTTCATTAAAACGATTGAGGAAGCGTTTGATCGGCAACTTCCTACTGTTTTAAGCATAGAAGATGTTCCAGCCCTAAAGGGAATGGCTGCCTTGGCTAGAGAGCACCATAATAATCCTTGGCAAGAATTAATTAAATCCATTGAGAAGTATGGGGCTGTGGAAATCTGGGCAGAATACTAATATGTGCGAATTTAAACACACGCCAGGGCCTTGGCATTGGGTAAATCGGTTTACAGATAAGCCTTATGACTTTGATGCTATTGACACTTCTTTAGTCGAATCGTATCGACATAAGGTAGCACCAAATGTCTCTCTTAGAACTGTAGCTGAATTTACAAAACATAATATGTCTCTTCCAGAATTTATCTGTGAAGCAGAGGAGATAACTCGCGGCAATGCTAATCTCATTGCTGCCGCGCCCGAGATGTTCGAGGCTCTTAAAGAAGCTGTCGAATGCTTGGCTGATTTAGGGTTGCAATGCCCCAATCAACGATCAGCTTTAATAAAAGCAGAGGGAAAATCATGCAAGTAATCAAAATAGACTTAAAGAAAATCGATCAGTCCAAGTGCTTTCGAGGCAAGAATGGAGCGGTTTACCTAGACGCCGTTGTTTTTGAGAACGATGATCCAGATCAATTTGGGTATACTCAGGTCATTTATCAGTCGGTGAGTAAGGAGGATAGGGAAGCGGGCAAGAAGGGCGCTATTGTGGGGAATGGTAAGATTATTGGCGAAAGGAAGAGTAGACGCTTAGAGCCAGCCCCAGCGCGTAATGCTAGCGTGCCTTCTCAGGCTCGGGATGATGACTCGATTCCTTTTTGATTATGAAACATGAACTACAATGGACAGAAATAGAGGGAGTTTTCATTGCTATCGGAATCAGCTACGGATATAGCCGATATCAGATGGCTAATACCCATTTATGGGGAATTAAAATAACTAATCCAGACGGAACTTTTATTAAAGATACGAACGGTATGAGTGAGGAAATGGCTATTAAGACATTAAATTCCCATTATTCGGAGACGTGCAGAATCCGCGATGAAGCATTAGAGAATGGGAGGGCTGCCATTCATGAGCACTATGTTGAAGAGAGTGGGAATATTTACCAAATGATTCCCAATAAAGCTAAACCACAAAGTTGGAAATAATGATGAAAATATCCGCAAAATGGACTGATGACTGTTCGGGTAAAAAGGACTTTGATGGAGAGATTATCTCTATCTCCACTCGGTACTGGCCTAAGGGATATGGAGGGTGCTTTGAAACCTTTAAGCACGAAGATGGTTGCATCGAAATACGAAAAGCCCCTGCTACCGGAGATCCTGCTGAGGCACATAGTTCAATCATCCTCAGGCTACCTGATGGAGATTCCCTGACGTTCGTTGAGTCGGACTTCTCGGGAGATGATTTTGAATCTGTGAAAGTTCAGGTTGAAAAATGGGCTCAAGATCAAATGGATAAAATCATTGGAGCATTATCGGCTTTGTACGGAGAGCCTAAGGAGGATGTATGACTAAATTCCGAGAGAAATATGGCGGTAGTCAGCTTAGAACACTGCGCATTAAAAGCTGGACTCAAGAGGGCGGCTCGGTTCGATATTACGATGATTGGGAACATGAGCTAAGAGAAGCGGTTCAGGGCTTGATTGTTGCTGGAATGAATCTTGAGGCCGAGTGTGATAATAGCGAGAATGCTCAGATGTTGCGATGTATAGGGATACGCGAATTATGATGAGTCGAAGTGGGTTGAGATCGTGGGAGGAATTTGCGGGTGTCACGACCGCAGGGCCTTCTAACAAATGCGCCTCAGACGATTCTAGTGCGACGATAAGTGATCAAAAAGAGCCAAATTGAATGTTATGGAGAATAATTCTACAGATTTGACCGCTGGTGAGTTGAAGGGAGGAACCGGTCTTTGGACCGTAAACAAGCTCATAAGGGCTGGGAAGATGCTAAAAGAGGGGTTTTCCCCACCTCAGATAGGTTCTAAGCTGCTTTTATCGGTTGAGCAGATCGAGGAGCTTGCTGAGTCTGTTGTGGCTGAGAAAGAGCAGCCAGGTGTCGAGAGCCATCAAGATTGGCGTAAGCGGAAAGCTGAGGAGTGCGAGAAAAAGATTGTGGGCATCGCTGAGAAACACCTCGAAAGCATTAAGGACTTCAACGGCCTCGATGGGGAGATGATTACCGGCTTCAAAGATGTCTCCGGCGTAATTCACAAATGGCTCAGGAGCGGGGAATCAACCGAAAAACTGACTTTGGTCAATATAAATATGCTTTCTGAAGTAAAAGTGCACCGCCCTGGGGAAAAGACGATTGAAGTGGAGATTAAGCCCTAAGGGGTCGAACCTTCAGGGCTACTAAGAAGACCAAACTTCGGAATCCTCAACCGGCTCCGGCACCGACTTCGCCTGTTTATGGGCAAGCATCACTAAATGAGCCCGGTGAGCCTCAGCGCGGGCTTTATCGAGATCGCCGTCACTATCCGCCGAGATCGACTGGTAATCGATTGGATGAAGGCCTGGGTATTCCAGTTCGAGGTGAAATTCGATGTCTTCACAGGTAAGGTTAGGGATCATATATAATATTCCGGTTCGGGATATTCTCCTAAGGCGAAAGATATTGCCCGTATCCATCGCATGATTTCTTTGCGTTTTTCCCTTAATAAAGGCTTGTCTGTAAGGTCAATTTTCATCAGTATATCTCCTTTAGGCCGGTGGTTGCTTTGTCGATCTCTTCATTCCCTGAATCTTTGGTCCACTCAAAATCATCGCAATCGAATATCTCGACTTCCTGCTCCACACTCGCGTATATATTCACCACGCATCCGCCGTGGATCACGATCACCAACTTACATTTCTTATCTCGCATATCCGGCGTGCCATTAGTTCCGTCGCATTTCAATCGTTTATTTCCTTTATACATTATTGCTTTCATATTTATCTCCATGCCTTCGGTTCGGACGATGGGCGGGTTTAAGTTAATAAAGACTTGCCTTGGTTTCTGTGTCAACGACGCGCCAACGAGCCGGGCACGCAAGTTTGGCTTTCAAGTGACGAGCCTCATCCTCGGCCTCAAACCGCGTCAGAAACTCTTCTGCGTTTTCGTCGTCATCCCAGTTTTCGCACTCAAAGTCCCACCACTGTATTTTGTATTTCATTATTTAACTCCATTAACGGTTTCAATCGCACTATCCAAAGCACTATCAATCGCGTCGATCGTTTCATCGTCGTCCAAGTTCAGGCCGTCTGCATGTGCGGCTTGCTTGAGAGCTTTGGCTAGGGCTGCTTTCGGACGATGCCGAAAATCAGCGACTTGAAAGCCTCCATTAATGTCACCTTGAACTTGATCCGAAGCTTGAGCCCAATCTGCTGTGACGTTGATCGTCTCGCCTCCCCATTTAGTCGTGATTGTTGTCCGCGCCATATTAGTCATTAGTGATGCGTTGAGCCAATATCCACCCATTCAGGCCTACGAGAGCCAGAAGAGCGGGAATAGCCGTTACGTTGTTAGTGAAGGTCAGCGCGACCTCAAGTGAGATCACGAAGCCCCAGGCCTTAACCAAGCCTGCATACCGAGTGAACCATTCCGCGACCATGGGTGCAGAATAGGCCAATCCACCGGCCACCGCAAGCCAGAGCATCGGACGCTCTTCGACTTGGTAATGAGCAATGGTGAAGGTGATGGCTGGTATCACTCCACCAAGAAGCAATCCAGCCCCGAAGGCCGAAGCGCTGCGCTTGATCTTATTGACCCGGCGAGTGCGTTTTATTTAACTGAATCGTTTTCATATTCGTATTTCCTTTTGGTTTCACCGAACGTTCATCGTCCGGCTACTTCCTTATACGAACGGAGCACTTATTTTTTCCACGAGCCATCGATTTCAACCTCGTTTACCTCTCAAACACCAATATGGAGACAGCGCAGCTCGAATCAAAACAGCTCATATCCAATCGTGGTGAGGCGTTTTAGTGAGAAACAGCCTTGGGCCTACGTTTTCGTTGATTCATCGTCTCAAGCCCACGCTCGCGCGAACGTTCTCGAAGCTCGTTCTTCGTCAAGAAGTTGTTGTAGCCCTTGTAATTGTTCCATTGACCGGGCTTCACATTGGGATGTGGATCAAATGGTTTAGATAACCAATCGTTAGAAGGTTTATTGTAGATCATACTTCAGAGACTGCAAAGGTTAGGAGGATGAACAACACTTTGCAAGAGACAGACCATCACTTTGTTTTACAAAGTAGGATAACCACCTATCAATCAACGCAATTTAGACGAAACTATCTTTAACTTTGCACCACAAAGTAACTATTTGAGATGGTAGAATGAGCAGATAAATGGATTACTGTGCATGAATTCTCTGAAAAAGCGCTCACGATTCAAAACTGGCGAGTGCCGCGTAGTTTGGATTGCATTCATGCTTAAGTATATGTGGTTATAGTATGATGAGTAAGGTATGAGAGGATAAAGCATAGCGGGCTCTCCATTAATATTCGCACAATAACCGTCATGTAAAACCCGACACTTTGCATAACTATCTACCTATTAGTTTGTTGCAGGTAATCATCACTTGTTTCCTATCCCATCCTTCCCAACCATACCATTAGTTGTGGTGTCCTGGCCTCAACGGGGAGGATAGAATGCTTACCCACCAGGGGGATCTCCTGCCGGTAGGCTCTCTTTTCGCCACCGATCTATGGATGCCCCGCTCTTCAAAAACCATTTTAATTTTTGAAAACTTAACGGGGTTAGCAATTTTAAATTTTAAAAATTTGGAAAGGTGATAGACTTATAAAGAATGAACAAGCTTATATGGAATGAAGATTTCACTTTGCATCCTGATGGGCCGCCAACTTATAGATCAAATGGAACTGGGCCTTGGAGATATCAAATTGATTCCGTAAAACACTGCAGGGAAGAAGAATCTGCTCGTCTAAATTCCTTGGGCATACTTTATTATGCTTCTATCAATCATGATATTATAAAAAACTGGGCAGCAACTCCTGCTAAAAGTTTAGGTGAGGCTAAAACTCAATGTCAGAAGTGGAATGATGCTTTAGTTGCATCTGAAAGGTGATAGGATAGAGTGAGGACAAATGAAAATTCCTGACAATCTAACCGATCTTGGGATTAAGGTTTTTAAGAGATGCTGGATAGAAGGTGCCGAGTGCCATGAAAGCGTCGAATGCGAATCGGGTTATGAGAATGGTTCTTTCGAAGATTCTGCATTCTGGTGCGGATGGCGCGGGCGACGAAGGATAGTCCGGAATCGTGAAGATGTGCTTTGCTATGAAAAAGATCGAATCTGATATCATCGAACTAAAGCCCGGCGTAGTTGGCCGTGGGGAGGTTTTTATTAACGAGCGAGGAGAGCCCTTTTTTACGCCATTTAGATTTTTTCAAACCGATCACGAGTTGGTGCAAATTCAGGATTTCACCGAGAAAGTTTGGTCTCGCGCAATGGAGCCCGCTCAATTCAACGACCATGGTGCTGGGATATGATGAATATTGAAGATGAAATCCTAGGATTGCCGTGGCGTATGGTAGGTTGCTGCAATGATGGTCACCGGGAATCCCCTCTTTATCAGGGTATTTTCCCTGTCTGCAATAAAGATTATACCCCTGAGCCAGTATTACTTGCGCTGCGGATAAAGCACAATTGCATGAGTGATGAGGACAGAGAATATAGGCGTGCTATGTTAGCCATTAAAACTCTTGAGCTAAGATACAAATGAAAACGCCCACATCTAAACTGACTACGGCCTTGGTCAATAAAATCCACGACTTTCTATCAGAACCTGGAAACTGTGTTCCGACGTATACTGATCCCGTAGACGGAAAGGTTTACTATTATAATAGCTACGAAAAAGGGAGATGTGTTCCAGTGAAACTTAATCCCAAAAATTCCAAACCAAACCCAGCATGGTTTACCCCGAAGAAATGAATATTTTTGATCTTTCGCCAAGGCGTCGATACTATTCATTCAGACGGAAGACATCCATACCCATTGCGATTAAGAATAGGAAGGTCATCCAGCATGGGAGAACGAAAATGGTGGAAGTGTTTCCAGGCGATGTGGAATGGCACGATGCTCCCTTTGAGGTTGCGTGGCTATACCATCCTTCCATCATCGATAAATTAATACCATGAATATTGTCACGACAACTGTTGGATTTAGACGCTGCGAGATTCCCCCTGATCCAGAGAAAGCCAGAGACTTTCTCAAATCTAAGATAAACTTAGCCTTTGAAATTTCTAAGCGAAGCGGAGGATCGGAGACAATAGATTTCTCCATGGAGACCTATGGATCATTCGGAGATGGTCGACTGATTCGCTTAAGGCAGAAAGTAGAAATGGATTCAAATGGTCTTCCTCAAGCTACGGCTGATGGCCAATCCATTATCGAGGAATGGCCATGACCAAAAAGCTCGTCTCAATCAGCGGAGTTCCCGAACCCTGGCGCACTCAGATCGAGGATGCTTACAACAAAACGCTTAAAGAAGATTCCAAGATTATGGAAGCGATAAACAAAGCCATGGATAAAGTTCTTCAGGATGACCTGAATCTAATGCTATACGGAACCACACATCCCGATCTCCACAGAAAATGAAGCCCTATACCCACGAAGAATTAATGACCCCGAGCACGGTTCATTGGCCTATTGGGAATTCGGATTTTAGGGAACTTAGAGAGCTCGCGCGTTTCATGAGATTTCTTTTTGAGAGACCAGAGCAATGTCGAAAGTGTAGGTTTCTCATAATTGGGCGAGAACTAGCATTAATTCATCCTCGACATAATTCACATCCTGAATAATGTAGGCGTGTGGGGTGGCGCAGTCTGGTTAGCGCGCATGGCTCATAACCATGAGGTCACAAGTTCAAATCTTGTCCCCGCAAAACCTTTATGATCACTCATTACAGATGCTGGGTAACCGATCCCATTGACCGAGCGGTTTACATGAACTATCGGCCATGGGGTAAGCATATCCCTTGTCGCATTAGTCGATGCGCAAATCAGTACGGCTATCACGTCGCTGAATTCTCCTGGTGGACGAGACTAATCAATCGTCTCAATGGCAACGCCAAGTATTTACCAAAGCGTAGGCTAATCCACTATAAGCATCTAATGTTGGTCGATTGGATCAAGATAGAGCCGTGTTAGAATATTGCCAGAAATAGTTAATATTTCGATGAGATTAATATCATTCTTAGTTCACAACGCTAAAAATTTCTTGTCATAAAGTTGTGGAGGGTTTAAAAGTTGGGCATGAACTCAACTCATTCGGAAGGAATTCTAGGTAGTGGAATCCAATTAAGATCAGCGCAATTGCAAAATTGCAATAACACGGCAATACAAACTGAGGTTAATCGAGAATTAGGCGGTCTAACAAAAGCACTCAACTCGATTCAGGAAAATCTCGATTCTCATAGTGATCGAATAAAGTCCATAAAATGTCCTGCGCCTAAACCGGATTGCGATAATAAAACTCCATGTCCAGAGGAAATACTTTCTCCGCTTGGAGAACATTTGAGGCAATTACGCAGACACGCTGAATGCCTTGTTAGGCAATCAAATGATATTAGTCAGGATTTAGCTATCTAGGATTAATATGATTTGGTTCGCATTCGTCTCGATAGTATCTCTAATCGTTGGATTCATTCTCGGTGTTCTTCTCATGATGGATACCGCCGTTCGTACAGTTCGTCGTAAGCGCGAAGAAGATGAACGCCAATTTAATCTTACCATGCAAGAAGCCGCTCGGATAGATCTAGAAAAGTTCTCCAAGAAAATTGAGGGCAAGACGCCCGAAGAACTTAAGGCTATGGGGATCGAGCTAAATATCACGGAGACGAAAATCTAATGAATCAAATAGATCTTAGTAAAATAAAATGTGAATATGTTGGGCCACAAAAGGATACTGGACTTCATCGCTATCGTCTTACATTGGTTCATGAATTCGACTATGGAACGCTTGAGCCCGATGATGAGCTAGATTGCCAACGAACGTCTCAGATAGTCGCCAGGAATTATTTATATAAGGATATTCGCAATTTGGTGGAAAAGATTTTTCAATCATCGAATCTGGATGAAGCTAAGTTTCTGGCAAATGATACGCTTTCCCTTATTCCTAAGCTAGAAAACGAGGGGGCGCATAGTTGATGAATTTACGAAAAACTAGCTTCCAGATCATCGAACGAGAACTTAAACCTTACTTGATAGAGGCGATCAAGTTTCATCCAAAGATCGTCGATATCAAAGTGGTTCGAGGAAATCCAGTGACGGTTCACGATTATGCGCGACGGATTCTTATCAAGGCTCGCAAGGAAGGTATTGGGTCTTATTCGGCTGAGCATATCCAGGGACTTCAACCTAGATTGAGGATTTATTATAGCTCAGGAGGTATATCCATTACTGCCGCTAAACAGAAGCGGTCGATATCCAAGAAATGGGATCAGTACCAACCACCGTTTGATGTTCTGCCTGATGAGGCAGCTAGATGGCCTATAGTTGTTAAAAATCCTTGGTCAGAACAAATTGTGAGTCTTGTCCAAATGATGGAATCAAAAACACTGAATACTCCTTTAGAGATTCATTCCAATATCAATTTGGCCACATGGCAACAAGTATTGAAGGATGCTGGCTTGGATGGCTACCACCTTTTCAAATCAGGCCGCAATATTATGGTGTGGGGAAAGTTGAAATATAGGCTTAAGGATTATATGGGAGAAGTAGCATTTCTAAAAGTTCCTCCAATAGATCAAATGAATAGAATTAAAATGCGATGAAAAAATTCATAATTCCGTCAACCGTGGAAGTATTTATGGATGGGATGGAGTATCAGCAATATTATTCCCGCTGGTTGTTGGGAATAAAACTTATTACCACTTGGAAAGTAAGTCTTGGTTTTATAAATAAATATCAAAAGGGAACTGCCTGGGCTGATGTAGAGATAGCCGGGAGTTCTGATCTAACGCCAGATCAAGTATGGGAATTGGCTAAGGAAAAAATAATAAGATACGATTGGCTTAATCCTCCTCGGTATAAAAAATGACTGCCCTAGACATGCTCCCTCGTAGTTGCCAGATAGCGGCAACAGTAGCTGCGGCAGTTTTGATAGATTGCGGATATGAAGTGAGGATCCTTTCTCTTAGAAGCAATTTGGCCAATAAAAAAGAAAGTAGTCATTGTGTCGCGGTATATCGTATGGGAGGAATTTTATGGATATATGACGTAAATATTGGAACTTTTGAGATTGGAAAATTTTCCAAATATAATTGGAAAACAAAGCCGCTAGTCATTGCTAAAAAGAGATATATTAAAATAATATCAGCAAAATGGAAGACTTCAATTTTATGACTGAAATTACAAACTGCTATATATGGAATAGTCTAAATGAGGAATATCTATGCATTTTTTCTAATACTCTATCTGAAGCTCGAAAAAAAATTAGAGATCTTGGAAACAATGCCGATAATATTGAACCTGATTTCACTTATGAAAATGTAAAAGTAGACTGGAGTCAAACGAATCAATGCCTAAAAACCTCCTCGAACGTGGATTGACAGCGCCTTGGCAAAAGAAGCTGGCCAGAGAATATCCTAAAGCAAGCAACGCTTTCGAGCTTGAACTTATCGCCTTTCGCATCGGCACAGAGCATGGCCGCTTCTTCCATATGCATCGGCTTGTGGACTTCATGTTCACGAAAGAAGGCAACCCCGATATCATTCGCCCGGTCGATTGGATCCCTTGGACAGAACGGTTTTTGGAAGTGGCATGCGATGGCGATCTCTCGCTTGGATTCACTGGAGAGCCCAAATATCTCGGGGTAACCGGCCCAGCATCCTCTTCCAAGACCTTCAGCGCCGCCCTGTATGCCTTTCTGACATGGTACGCAAATCCAAGGCGCACTAAGGTTGTCGTGGCGTCTACGTCAATCCAGGCGGCAAAGAACCGTATTTGGGCCAATATCGTCCAATTGGCTAATGCTGTGCCTGAGCAATTGCGGTTCTACGACATCCTGACGTCCAACCCGGCTATGATCCGGTTGCCGAATGGAACCAATGTTGAAAGTGTGGAGCTGATTGCCGGTGATGATAGTCAACGCGAGGCGTCGGATAAGGTACTTGGTATTAAGAACGACTACTTCCTCATGATCGTGGATGAAGCCACGGAAGTTAGCCATGCTCTTTTCGAGGCTCGGAACAATCTCGATAAAAACCCGCGCCTGCAAATGATCTTTCTTGGCAATGCGGCTTCTCATGAAGATCCTCATGGCAAGATTTGTGAACCTCTCAATGGTTGGGAAAGCATCACGGTAGAATCTGAGATATGGCAGACTAATCTTCCTCGGGGTGCGTGCCTGCATTTTGATGGTTTGAAATCTCCCAACATGCTTGCTCCTGAAGGTGAGCCCGCACCTTACCCACGCCTCATTACCCGTGAGGCTGTCCAAGAAGTAGCGCAAACCGAGGGCGGCGACCAATCAGCGGGCTTCTGGAGATTTACGCGAGGCTTCTGGCCCAAGAGCGGTAGCAGTTCTCAAATTTATACGGTGTCCGATATCGAATTGAATGGAGGAAAGGATGCTCCTATTTGGCTGGAACCTCCCAAGCGTATCATGGGGCATGACCCATCTTTCTCCAGCGATGGAGATAGAAGCATGGCTGTCATTTGTGATTTAGGCCTAACTCCGGAAAAGATTCCCATTTTAGCTCATGTAGCCACAGAAGTAGTAGCTGTCGATGAAACGCAGAAGGAACGGTACAGCTTCGCCATGGCCGAGCAGTTAAAGAGGCTTGCTGAAAAATATGACATTGATCCTAATAACATAGGAGTCGATTGCACAGGATCGGGCTTGAGCTATCCTGACGTCATCGATGAAGTTTTTAATAAAGATAAGGCGATCAAATCGCATTGCTGGCGTGTGGCGTTTAATGGGCCGACGTCTGGCTTGCCATATCCTACCGATGCTTTGATGAAAAACTCAGAGGATATGTTTGATAGGCGCGTGTCCGAGATTTGGTACATCGGAAAATTGTTTTTACAGAAAGGACAATTCCGGGGATTGAAATCCGATCTTGTAAATGAAATGTGCAAGCGGCTTTACGAGCGTGTTAAGCAGAACAAGATTTCGGTAGAGACAAAACGAAAGATGCGGGAAAGAGGAATCAAATCGCCTGACGAACCCGATGCGTTCTTCATAGCTCTTGCTCTTGCTCGCGAGAAACTAGGTTTTTCAATCTATACAGGCCCATCGACTCCCAGAAAGCCCGTGATGAGTTTTAAGGAATGGGCTAAGAAAATGGATCCTGGTATCTCTCATCTAGATGGTATGCGAGGGGGATGGTCAACTGTGGAACTTGTGAGATAAATTTATGTTATCATATTTAATTATCGCACATCTAATCGGAGATTTTTTACTTCAAAATCATTGGATGCAAACCAAGTCAAAAGACTCATTTGTATGTACGGTTCACGTTGCTTGTTATAGTGCATTTTTTTGGTTCTTAATTCCTTGGTGGCTCGTACTGCCGATTTTGATCGAGCACTGGCTACAAGATCGCTTTGCACTCCATATTAAGTGGATGAATTTCTATAAACAGACAACACCAGATAAATGGCCAGTTGGACCGCTTTGTATGAATCAATCCTTTCACCTAGCCTTCATCGCAATGATTTCTTGGATGGGGAAATTATATTAAATGAAAATTGACACCTCAACATACGAGTGGACGGCTTTCTTCGACCAACTTGAAAAGTTGAAGGTAGGCGAGCATATGGATTCTCCAGTCAAATGGTTTCGCGCCATTGTCTATTCTGACGGACTTTACATCATGTGGACGAATTGTACGGCTGGAAGTGGGCTCGGACGAATTCTTAAGGATTCTGAAGAACTTAGGAAGTGTATTGATCGAGAAGTTTGGTCTGGAATAATAATCACGTATTAAAAGATTGCTATTTATAAATAGTTAAGATAGTTTACTGCTTAACTATGGCAGAATTGATGGGGTACGTTGTCCCCAGCCGATTATCAACACCTCGAATCCGTACGGCAGAAGAGGCTCAGGCCATTTGTTCGCGTATGTGGATTGATGACCAAATTGGGTCGATCAATCGCGGAAGACTCAAAGGAATGATTGATGGAGAGCCGCCCTATCTTCGGGATGACCTGAGGCGTAACGGGCAGCTCTATCGATGTAACATCAATTGGATGGGGGCTCGTTCAGCTCTCAATAACGCCCGATCCCTTTACGTCGATCTACTCAATTCAGTAGCGCAATTTATTGCTTTGGAGTTTCCGGGAACGGTCGATCCAACGAATGCCAATGAATGGGGTATTATCATTGCCGAGGAGTTTACTCGAACGCTGCGGAATTGGCGTGAATTTCAATTTCAGGTAGATCGACTTGTCGATCAGTTCGTCGGGTATGGAGCTGGATTTGCCTACCACGAGTCGCCTAGGGACTGGCGATGGATCAGCGCTGGGCTAGGCGATATTCTTTTCCCGCGCAGCACCAAGTCCAATGAAGAGTACGTGGACATTGTCATGATGCGCCGCCCTTATTTCCTTTACGAATTAGTCGAAAAAATAGCTGATCCCAAGATAGCGAAAGCAGCTGGATGGAATGTGGAATGGGTTAAGGATGGCCTTAAGAAAGCACAAGGTAATGATCCCCGGCTTGGTAATGACTGGGAAACCCAGGAAAAAGAGCTATTCGAAGCCACCTATTATTACGCTTATGGCAGTAAAAACGAGATGGTTTGGTGTGACCATCTTTATGTCCGGGAAATGGACGGGGGCTACACCCATCAAATTGTCCTCACGGAAAAGGGCGGCGGCTTCCTTTTCGAGAAAATCAACGAATTTGAGAACGCCAGCGACTTCTTCACGATCTTTACCAATGGCGGGGGCAATGGCGATATCCACGGCCAGCGCGGGATGCTCTTTGACATCTTCCCGCAAACCCAAGCCATTAACCAAATTCAATGCCAGATGGTCGATAATCTGCGCCTGAGCATGTCGATGATGCTCCAGGCGTCTAGCGAGGAAGCCTTACAGGATCTCGCCATGATCGATTTTGGACCTTTTAAGATTCTGCCTCCAAAGGTGCAGATCGCTGAAGTCAATCTTTCTCCTCCGAATCAAGACGCACTTAGCGTCCTGAATTACCTTTCAAATCAACAGGCATCTAATACGGGGCAGTACAGTGCCCTGACTGCTGGAAGTGCCATCCTGAATGCCCCTACGGCCCAGCAGGGACGCATGGCCACGGCAAATGACAACACCCTTTCGCAGAGTCAGACGAATGTTTTTTACACATCCTGGACGCATCTTTTACGCCGAACTTATAAACGACTCACTCTTCCCGACTGGCAGGCTGGAGAACCAGGGGGAGCCGAAGCCCTTGAATTTCAGAAGCGGTGTTATGCGCGAGGGGTTCCTCTTCCAACCGAGAAACTTAACGTCCTCTCTTCTCCCATCGATGTGCAGGCAGTTCGCGCCGTGGGTTATGGTAGCCCAGCTAATCGTATCCAAGTTCAGATGCAGCTCATGCAGCTCGCGGGGCAAATGTCTCCAGTTGCTCAGAACGAACTCATGCGCAATATCACGGCAAGTCTTGGAAATGGACGCATGGCCGATATCTATTTCCCGCGTACCACAACGCTTCCATCGCAGGTTGAAGATGAGAAAATTGCCGAGCTTGAAAATTCATTGATGCGCCTCGGTCAGCAGCAGTCCGTCTTTGGTAATAACCTAGTCCACGCTACAGCCCATACGGCGGCTATTGTGCAGATGATGACCGAGGCGTTGCAGGGACAAGTTCAACCTCAGGCCATTGTGACCTTCCTTCAGCCTGCTATCCAGCATACGCAGATGCATGTCCAACTTTTGGCCAAGGATCATATTAACCAGCAAAAAGCGGCTCAGTTTGGACCCATTCTTTTACAGGCAAACGCACTTATGCAGAAGGCCATGTCGATTCAGCAGAAGAATCAGGCTCAAATAGCTAAGCTAGGCCAAGAACAGCAACAGGTTCAGCAACAAGAAGACCCTCTTTTGCAGGCCAAATTAGCCGATTATCAGAGCAAAATTGAGGAGCGAGACAAGAAGACCCAACTTGAAGCTATTAAGGTCAAGGCGTCTATTGATACCCACGCTCAAGCAGGAGCTCACAAAGATGCGGCCTTGGCCCATAAAATTCAGGTAGACAATCAGAATGAATCAAGCTTAACTTCCTAAATAAGTTATGGGATTAAAAATTATTCTATCTGAATTTTCGCAACAAAAGCTAATCGAAAATATCGAGCAACCTTGGTTTATTGAGCTTATTTACGTTCTAAATAATGCAGGAAGTTGTTCAGAAAATCCTTATCTTTCTTCAAGTAAAAGACCATTAACAGAAGTTGAATACCAGGCTCTTAATGGAAGCTTCCGGCAGGGATGCCTGGCAACGGTTCAGGCAATTTTTTCTCTAGCCCTTCCTTCCAAGAAAAACGTTCCTGAAGAAATGGTGTCGTGGGGGGAGCTCAAGCCAGAGCCTGCAAGCCCTAAAGTTTTTCAAGATAAACCAACCTCAATCACATAAAATAGTATGCCTCTTCCTACTGTCATTAATCAGCCTGTTGGAATTCAACCTATCAGCGAACTTCTCAGCAAAGTTTTGCCTAAAGATTTTGGAGATGTAGACGCCACCCAGCAAGTCCAATCCAAGATGGCCGCGCTTGATCCCAAGTTTCAAAAAGTTGCTCTTACAGTTGATCCTAACAATCCCGATGCTCCACTGACTCCAGTTGCCCCAGAATCAAAAACTCCTGAGGTTGCACCGCCTCCAGTCGAGCCAATTGTTGAAACACCTAAGGAACCGGCCAAGGAACCTTCTAAGCAATCGCTTAGCGATAACCTTCCCGATCCTGGTTTTGGCGGAGATAAACTATTGGAAGCTCTCGAAGGAACGAAAACGCAGGAAGTTCCAGATAAAACGGTAGATCCTGCAAAAGAAGTGCTAGAGGGAAAATTGCCAGAAACCAAGGCGGAGGAAGCAATTCCCGAAGTTCTTCCTCCCAAGGCAAAAGATGCCCAGGCGGCATTTGCCAAGATGACCAAGTTGCTCAAAGAAAAAGAGCATAAAATTAAAGATCTTGAGGCCAAGGGCAATATTGATATCGCCGCATCGGCCACGGAGCCCTTGCGCCAGCAAATTGTGGAATTGGAAAAACAGAGACAGCAGATGCTCAATGGAAATGCCACGATTGCCTTGGAATCTCGCCCAGAAATTCAGGAAAGATATATCAAACCCATTCAATCTGCTGAGGCCTATATCCGAGAAATAGCAAAAGAAAATGAAGGGGTATCTGCTAGGACTTTACTTGATTTAGCTAGCGAGCCGGATAGGGCGAAGAGAAAGGCAGCGGTAAGGGCAGAATGTGCAGATATGCCAGCAGATGATCTGGTGCGCGTTCAGGATGCTGTAAATGCTATCGGAATTCTAAATACCGATTTGAATAGTCTTCGGGCGAATGCCAGCGAGTTGAATAAAAAATTTGAGACCCAGCAGCAACAGCAACTTGATTCTCAAAGGGCTCAATTTAGGGCTGAAGCCATCAAAGTGATTGATAGCCAATTCGAGAATTTTATCAAAGGCGACAAGGTCATCTCTCATTTCGTTGAACAAGATCCTAAGGTTAAAGAGCAACTAGGGAAGGTGTTGGATGCTGTAAAGCGGTTCGATGCCGATTTCTCGTGGGCAGAAGATCATAAAACACGTTCTACGGCTCTTTTACAGGCCTTGGCTTATCCAATCGTGACCAAATTGCACCAGAATGCTCTAAAGCAATCCCTTCAAGAAATAAAAACGCTTAAGGAACAAAATCTTAAACTGAAAAATGCGGGCGTAAGTACGGTTCCACGTGGAACATACACGCCTCCCAAATCGGATGAACCTCAGTCCCTAACCGGAATCATTGCGGATGCATTCAAAGGAACTCAGTTAGCCTAGCATTATGCCATGGCTTCCTTTGTTCTCGATCACTTTACCGTTCCTCCAGGCGGATGCTTTTATTACATTGAGCCTAAAACTGGAGCTAGGATTGAGGGTGGCGATTATACCGCATGGACGGAAGCCGTCGAAAAACATCGTAAGGCAAATGGGATTGAACTTGAGCCGATGTGGAAATTACACATTGAAGAATGGCTTTGCTATGACCTTGCTTCAAAAGGCAAGGACTGGTGCAGAATCAATGGCGCAGGCGACGTTATTGCTTACGGCCTACGCCCTCTCGTTCATCTATCAGATCAATATTTGGGAACAAACTTAGCGTCCTGTGGAGAATGCGCCCAGCGTCAGCAAACAATGAATAAATGGTGAATTGTGGATAAAAATGAACTTATTGAGATTGGGAAAAAAGTTCTCGATTTAGTGGCACATCGGGATCAGGGCGATTTTTTTCCAGGAAAAGATTCTTTTAGATATTCGGCTCAAGTCGAAATAGCCAAAACTAGAGGAGATATGAATACAATTTATGAATCACATTCATTCAAAATAAAAAACCTAAAACAGAACAAACTATGAGCGCAATAATGGATAACCCGACAGAAGCCTATCACAATCAAATTCAGCGCCCACGAGGCTACCAGCTTCGTGGCGATATCGCTATCTCACTCGCGTTGCACAAGGAAGATTGGGAGAGCGCAAAACTTTTGATGGATCTGATTGTTCATCTGGAACCGTTGAATCACGTTGACCTTATTTTGAGCATTTCAGGAGGTCCGGAAGTATTGCCTGATGAAGAATGGAGGGAATTTCACAAAAAAGCATCTGGATTCTTCCGCAAGGTGGATATTAATAGGACTCCTATTATCCAAGCCCAAAGGCTCTTTATTCCTGGAACCGACCAAGCTTCGCGTGACTGGCGTCCCACAAATAAGACGTTCCGATCCGTGGTCGATTACTTCGCTTATTTCCGAAAGGATGTAGGAGCATTCTACTATCTGGAAACGGATTGCGTTCCTCTCAAACGCGATTGGTTTTCACAGCTTTCTTCAGAGTACAAATCCTCAAAAAAGCCTTTCATGGGTGTGATTCGTAATGCCGTAAATACGGCCACTGGAGCGCCCCTACCTAGGCACATGAATGGAAGTGGATTTTACCCAAATCCTATTTCGGATCATTCTCACATGCTATATGTTGCGTGCTTGAATAGTGATCCATTTGCCGTTCCATTCGATGTGGCAGGAGGTAATGAAGTTGTTCCTAAGTGCCATCCGACCAAGCTTCTGTACTGTGATTTCACGGCTACGCCGAATATCAATCCCGAGGCAGTTATTTGGCATGGGGATAAGCAGAATAACATGAAATATGCGGAGTTGGAGAAATTGGGAGTTCCAACTAATCCAGCGTGGAATAAAACCGATCATGTTGAAGTCAGGACTGTTTCGACTCCATATGATCCTAGCATTGGAATTTCTATTATTCACCTTCCGAAATCTTTAAAAGAAGAGTCAAGATTTGTTAATGAGGTTCGGATAGATCCTCCCAAAAATGCCTACGAAGCCTACTTGGCCGCTCTGAATCAGCACGGGCATTGTAAAGCAAGTTGGATGCGGGCTGTTAAAAAATACAAGGATCGCTGCTGATAAGGTAGAAGATAGGATAAAAGAAATTTGTACCCAAATGGCAGTTTCCGTATCGCTTCGGGATGACATGCCCACAATGAAAAGTCATTTGGAAATCAAATTGAGCCTTCCAAATCAAAATCCTATCATACTATAAAATATTTAGTTGACAGAATAAATAATGTAGTGAATAGTGCGCGTAGGTCGATAAATCGCTGAGACGACATCAGCACGGGCACATCATCCCAGTCGTTGCCGGATTGGAAAGAAACAGTTCTGAGCCACTTCGTGGTTCGGAATAACGAACTCCAAACCAAAGGACGCCGAAAGGCTAATCCTTCAACGACAGGATCTTATGGGCCTAGATACAAATACATTTCAGCAGATTCTCGGAACGGTAGCAGTCAATTTTCAACAGCAGATCGCGCAGAAGTTCCTTCCTTATGACGCTTGGCTTGCTCTTACTGAGCGAGAAATCTTTCCTCCCGGCGTAGGTAATACCATTAGTTATTTCAAGACCGAGGCGACGTTCGCTACAGATGAAATAACTTGGCAGCCTCTTAGCCAGAATAGCGATACCGGACCTAATCAGACCGATCTCCCCGGCGATTTAGTGCCTACCTCTCAGACGGTGCTTAATGCTCCGCTTGAACAGAAAGCGCTCAATTCCGATGACATCGAGCTCGTCAAAACGGGCATGGCGTTCCAATTCCAGCAACAGCTTGAAAACACGCTCACCAATTTCGAGCGTGCCATCGGGCGAGTCTGGAGCCGCTACATCCAATCCCGATATGAACTGGTCATTGGTAACAAGATCGTAGCAACTACCGGCCTTCCGAATGTGGCGGGTTCCGGAACAAGCTTTCAGACGGCGATTAATGCCAATAGCGGCCCGTTTCCTACCTCTAAACTCACTCAGGGTATCCTGCGTAACATCTATAATCAGATGACCTATAGCAACGCCGATATGGACGGTGCTTATGGTGAAGTCGATGGAGCGCCGGTATTCCTCCTGATGAGCGATCAGCAGACGCTTTTCAATATCATCAGCCAAAATACCGATATTCGACAGGATTACAGGTTTGCGGAACCTGGTGAGTTGCTCAAGCCTCTGGGCGTGGGTCGCGTCTATAATGGCTTCTACCATTATGCGCTGAAGAATCAGATTCGATTCAACCTGATAAATAACCAGTTGGTTCCTGTTCCTCAGTATGTCTTGCAGCCAACGACCAATGGTAATCGTGAGGTTTACAACATCAACTGGCAGTACGCGAACTATGGCATTAGCTACGTGTTCCATCGTAAGGCCATGCATTTGATGGTGCCGAACTTCCCGTCCAACCTCGGTGCGGAAACCAATTACAATCCCCAGAACTATATGGGTGATGTGATCTTCCGCTTGTACGGCATCACGACTACCAACCGGGATGGTGACGTTGGCTTCTACCGCGCTCGCATGATCGCGGCTGCCAAGCCGATCTTCCCTGAACTCGGATTCGCGATCCTCCACGAATTGTGCGCTCAGGACGACTTGATCCTCACGGGTTGCACCTACGGTAGCTAACCAAAACGATCTCAAGCGCAGGCTGTCTTTGATGGCCTGCGCGAAGGATCGAAAGAAAGGAACAGATTATGGCGAAAGCAACCAGTCTAATGGGAATGCGGGCACGCGGGCAGTCTATGCGAAATGAAGCTAGCCTTGGTAGTGCCGCGCGTCATCCTAGTAATAAAGAAGCCACGGGCGCGGGAGCTAATCCCAAACCTTCTCCTTCAACGGAGCCAGTCCAGCCGATCAAAATAAAGCTTCCTAAGAATCTTGAAAGTCAGACGCATCAAGACGGAGAGCAAGCTACTTATTTGATGAAAGGTCATCATGTCAAAGCGCCTGATGGCTCGACTCATTTCCATGCGCATACCATGGATGGAGAGCCTGTTTCAGGCGGTGACATCATGGCCGATAGTGACGGCACAAATGATAATGGCCAGGGAATCGAAGGCGAAGAGCCTAATTCTCCTTTTGGAATCCACGAAGCGCTCAAGGGATTGACGCTCTAATTTCGCACTTTAATGATGCGCATTTGTTCCAATCAAATGTCCGCAAGGGAAAGGAAATTTTGTGAGCGAAATTCATTGTAATGCGCCAACGCCTCCCATCTTTTTTGCACCATTTACACCAACAGTGGTTGCTACTGGCGGGACATTCCTGCCTTTTGCCAATTCTATAACCGAGGCCAAGGGTAAATCATCTGCGGCTGTAGGCGTTGGAGGTCTTGTATTCATCATGAATGCCGTCAATAACGGGGAACTGTCCGAATATCAGCTTATCAGTGGAATTCCAACTCAAGGATTACCGTTCCAATTTCAACCGCTCGATAACGCGAACCTGACGTACAGCCTCGTTTCATGAGTAATCCAAATAATCTTAACGATTGTTGCTCATCTGGAAGCAATGTTATTCTCGTTACATCGGGACAACCGGGAAATCCTGGACTAAATGGGTTTAATGGAGGTCTCGTTTGTCTTACAGGTTCTGGAGCACCATCCAATACAATTGGGGCAGATGGAGATCTTTATAAAGACATCGATACGGGAAATCTCTATGGCCCTAAAATAGCTGGGGTATGGGGAGGGCCGTTTGAAATATCAGGAGCAGCTGGGGGCGATCTTCAGGGAACTTACCCGAATCCGACTCTTATCAATGTAGGGACTTCGGGGACATGGACAAAAGTCACAACTGACACAAAGGGGCGTGTTACCAATGGAGGCTTCCTATCTCCGAGCGATATTCCCGGTGGAGTTGAATTACAGGCCAATAAAGATCAGCCGAGCGGCTACGCAGGTTTAGATGCTTCTACTAGGCTAAAGGCAGCGGAATTTCCAGCCTTTACGGGCGATGTTACAACGGCGGCAGGTGGAACCGTAACAGCTATCGCTGCCAGCGTGGTGTCCAATTCGAGGCTAACCAATATGGCGGCGAATACCGTCAAGGGTAATAATACAGGTGTTTCGGCAGCCCCGCAGGACATCACTTTCGCGGCTCTTGCCACGGCCCTTGGCTTGGCCGTTACTGCGGTAAAGACGGTAAAATCCCAAGTTTTTACTTCCAATGGAACTTATACGCCTTCAACGGGAATGCTTTATTGCATTGCTGAAGTTCAAGGAGGTGGAGGCGGTGGAGGAGGAGCAGCTGGGGTTGGATCTCAGAGTGCCGCTGGCGGGGGCGGTCAAGGTGGGGGTTATGCCAGAAAAGTTATTAGCGCAGCTACCATCGGTATTTCTCAAGCCGTCACTGTTGGCTCTGCGGCCAATGGAGGAACGGCTGGGGCTAATAATGGCACCAATGGAAATTCTTCCAGCCTTGGAGCTCTTTTATCAGCTACAGGAGGCGCGGCAGGAACAGGCGGAACAAGTTCGGCTTCGGCTATTTCTGGGACATCAGGTGGATCTGGCGCAGGAATAGGTAGCAGTGGAGATATCAATTTAACCGGTGGAATCGGAGGCAATGGAATTGCTTTTGGTTCCAATACATCAGCCATGGGGGGATATGGAGGATCGTCTCATTTCTCCGGTCAAGTCAATGGCGGGATTGTGACCGGCGCAGGCTCCAATGGAAATAACTATGGCGGTGGCGGTGGCGGAGCTGCCGCTGGAGCTTCTTCTTTTGCTGGAGGCAACGGATCTCAGGGAATTGTGATTATAACCGAATTTTGCAGCCAATAATAATTTATGCTTGACTATCAAGATCTCTTCAATCGCTCCCAAGGATGGTGTTCTATTCCCAAAATGGAATCCATGTGGAAAGAAATTAATACCGTTATCGATAAAAGAGAAAGTGGTAAAAGCATTGTTGCGGTTGAACTAGGAGTTTTTGGGGCTCGATCTATTATTCCCGTAGCTGCTGCCCTAAAAGAGCGCGGAGTGCATGGAATGGTCTATGGAATTGATCCATGGGCCAAACATGAAGCCATCAAAGGTTATGAAGGCGAAAACCAATCATGGTGGAGTTCAATTGACCTACCGGAGATTTTGAAACAAGCGCATATTCTTGTCGGTCACTATGGACTTAACGACTACGTCACTTTTCTAACCTCTTCGAGTGATAACGCATCCAAACTTTTTAAACATACGGCTATTGATTTTTTTCACTGTGATGCCCAACACGTTTTCGACCAGTTTAAGAAAGATGTAGATAACTACGTTCCCCAATGTCACACAGGAACACCAATTATTGTTGATGATGTCGGCTGGTGCGGCGGAAAAGAAGCTTCCGGTTACGTTTCTAAAATAGCTGATTACCAATATTCGATTGAAGATTGTGGATTCTTTTTGAAGAAATAGTACCCGATGGCACGGCTATAAACTGCTCGGGTGACAGCTAGGAGGGTGTAGCACCGTGTGACTTTCCCGCCACAGTGCCCAGGCCATGCCAGGCTGGAATGAATACGGGCCGGGTACTTCCGGAGATCATGTATAAGTAGGCGGCGTGGCCCATGCCAGAACATCGCCATGAAAAACTGCTCCAAAGGGCCATTCCCAGCGAGCCAGATTATCGGTTAATCGCGTGTGCCATTGCAAGACAAGGACTTGTTTACCACTGGCGGCAACATAATAAAAATTATGAGTTTCAATCTGTCCTCGCTCATATACAGCTGGAGGTTTAATGGAAGGAAACTTATTCCACGTCACTGTAGACGTTTGAATGACCATTTAATAAAATTAAGAGATATAACTATTTTGTCTAGTGAATTATTGCTTTAACTTTTTAATTAGGTTACTGTCATTACGTAATTCATGGCTGACAAAACACCTATTTTTGATGGGCAGACCGATTTTAGCGGCGGCATGGATGCTTCGCGTAGTCCTGAACTAATAAATCCCAATCAAATTGCCCTAGGGGTTAATGTGACGGTTCGCGGGGCTTACCCAGCGACTCGCCCAGCTTTTAATAAGCTGAGGCTTGATTTTGCTGGAGACACAGAAGCGGAATCCTATTGGAATGAAAATTTTTATCAAGGAACAGGTTATTTTAACCCAAGTGGAAATACCCCTGGATTTACCACGAGTGTAGGTGGTCGAATCTTTAATCTGCAACCCCAAGGAATCCGCACTTTTCAAGTTACCGATATTACGCCCAAATTAAGCACGGGATCACTTGATGTTAATAGCGCCAGGCTCACTAAGGCTTATTTTACGCAGGCGAGCGTATATCAAGTAATTCAAGATGGTCAAAGCCTGCCATTTATATTTGATGGATCTACTGTGCGCCGGTCTAATCCGGAAGTACCGGAAGTACCGACTGGAGCGGTCATGGCCTATGGGCAATCAAGGTTGGCCGTGGCTCTGGGTAATCAATTTCTCATCGGAGATATTAACGGTGGCGCAACTAATGTTCTAAGTTTCACGGAAACAACCTATCTCAATGGTGGCGGTTCCTTTTTGCTTCCCATGAATATGGGTAACGTTACGGGAATGATTTTTACAGCCAAGCAGGATACGAATACCGGGCAGGGAACGCTTCTCGTTTTTGGAGAAAGCGGCGTCATAAGCGTCGATCTGTCCATACCACGGGAGCAATGGCAAACATCGCAAATTGTCACGGTTACTCTAACGGACATAGGAACCCTAGCGGATAGGGCACTTCAGACAGTCAATGCCGATATTCTATTTAGGGGTAAAGATGGAATTAGGTCTTATCGGGATGCGCGAGCCGAATTTGGCCCCTATAGCGTCGGAAATTTCGGTCGAACGGCCATGTCCTATGAAATAGGCCCATATTTGGATGTGGATACATTGGCGTGGCAACCGTATGTTAGCGCTGTCAACTTCGATAACCGCTATCTGATGACCACGCAGCCTACGAGATTAGGAGGTTCAGGGCCTCCGGTGTTTCGGGCTATTGCGGCCATGGATTTTATCGCCGTGACGGCGCTTCGTTATAATCAGCCTCCTGTATTCGACGGTCTTTGGACGGGGCTTAACGTTTATCAATTGACCCAAGGGCAATTCGCCAGCGGACTTCGGTGTTTCGCTTTTGTGCGAGGAACCGATAATTTGGGAAATCAACAACTTCAGATTTGGGAAATAACCAAGAATGCAGGATTGGATAATGGCATATGCCCGATTCAGTGCGCCATTGAATCCAGATCTTTTTTATTTAATAGTGCGCTTGGCTACAAGAGACTTAATTATTTGCGTCATTGGTCGGATCAAATTCAAGGGCGCGTTGATTGGACGTTAAGGCTTAAGCCGGATCAATATCCCGGATGGGCATTATGGCAGAAATGGACGGATCAAGCGCCCACCCAAACATGCAATAATACGGGGTGCTCTATTCCTAACTATCAACCCCAGTATCGATCCGGAAGAAACGCCACATTAGCTCCAGAAGGGTGTCTAAGCGACGGAAGTATGGCTTGGAGATATAGAACGGGATTTAGTTATCAAGTACGGTTGGAATGGTCTGGGGTGGCAAGATTAAACAAGCTCTTGTTTCAGGCCCAGCCACAAGATATTCCCAAACTTGATTGCCTGACGGAATCTCCTCCCGATGACCCCATTGGAGCCATCGTGGCTAATATACCTCCCGCCAATCAATATTTTAACGAAGAGGTTTCGTATCAATGTCCGGTGGGATATGTTGGCACCCCTATTACGGTTCCAGCAGGAACATTCTCTTCCACGGTCAGCGTTGAAGATGCAAATTCACAGGCTTTGGTTTATGCTCAGTCTCAATCGAATTGCCAGCAGATTGTTTCTTACATCACCCTTGAAATGCAAGGGCCAGTAGACGATGACGTAATCCTGAAAATTAATGGCAATATTCCGATTCAAAGCGGATCAACCATTCAATATTGGGATTATAACACAAATGCCTGGTCTAATAATTGGGTGTCCACGCAATTACCTTCTCCTGTTCCAGGTGGACAAACTATCTATCCGATAACTTCAACTAATCGAAACTGGAATGTTCTTTGGTATGCTGGATCCAATTATCTAACTCAAAATTTCGTGAAAATAAAATACTCAGGAATTTTGTCCATTGGAGACGTTGTTCAAATTCTCGCTTTCGATGGTTGGCAAACCGAATACCGATTAGCTCCATGGAAAGTGACCGTCTACTATTACAATGGCAGCAATCAGGTGTTTACCGGAGGAAGTACGGTTATAGGAGTTTCTCCCAATACTCCATCTCCTCCAAGAGTTAATCCCGTCTCCGCCCCTCCTTATGATACAATTGCCGATTTAACGGCTTTCCTAGGTCTTCCTGATTATCGGTCTCAGGGTTATCCAAATAGCGGGCCTTTTTTTCAGGATACTTATGCCGACGGAACTTTTACTATACCTTCTCCATGAACACAGGACTTGATATTTGCCCAATTGGATTTCTTGGATTTGGAGAATGCGCTTCCAATGAAACGACCATTTACGGATCTATTATCAGTGGGCAAGCCTACGATTTTAGCGCTTCAGCCACAGAGCCCTTTTGGGCTCTAGGTTATGCCTTTCTGGGGAATGGATATCCCCATTTGGTCAACATGCAGCAGGCGTTTCTTTACAGCACGCTTCAGCTCTATCCACCTACGATCACGGTAATTAACTCTAATACCGTTCAGTTTAAAGATTTTTACAATACATCAAGTGGTTATGTCCAGACCCAATGGGAAGTATGTCTAGACCATGCCAATAAAAAGGTCATCGTTCAAAATTTGATGACCAAACTTCCTCAACAGCTCTCCTTTCGGGCATGCAGTGAAATCTTGGTTAATTATTGGAAGGCAACCCTTTTTATATATTCTGAAGCACCAACAACTATTTTTCTTCCATTTTAATTAAGTTATGCCAATAATTTATAAGATAAATGAGCTTCACTCTCAATACAGCCGCAGCTCTCCTTCCGGCTAATAGTTGTTACCCAGCAACAGCGCAAGGGATGTTAAATCTGGTTGCGGATAATTTGCTAATTACGGGCCTCGATGCCCTTAATACTTTTAATTATGGGCCTAATACGCCATCGGCCAATCTTCAGGATCGGCCTTGGATCAAAACGGATGCGCAATATAAACTTATTGGGCTTTATACTTTTACTTCTGGAAGCTGGCAGCCTGCGCAGCCCGCAACGATTCCTGGAACAATCGTAGATTTTTTTGGATCATCATCTTCGATTGTATCTCCTTGGTATCTTTGCAATGGACAAGTTGTTACGGGCCCGGTCGGAGGATCGCTAACAACTCCCAATTTAAGTGGATTAATTACGCTTGGCGCAGGCACTAACCCTGCCACAGGAACTAACTTTGCGTATGGAAGCACTGGTGGCGAAGAAAAGCATGCTTTGGTTTCAGCGGAGAATGGGCCTCATACCCATCCTCCGTTGAGTGCGGCATCTACTGGTTTTTGGACTTATCTTGGAGCAATAACCCAAACATTTATAGGAACGGGAAGCGGAGCAACAAGTTTGGATGCCACCACTGGAACATCAGGAAATGGAACTCCGCATAATAATATCCAGCCTTATATGGCTCTCTATAAAATCATTTATTGGCCCTAATGCATGCCTCTTATGAGATCAAGGACAAGTCGATAAGCCCTCCAGGAGGGTACGTTTTTCGTCAAAAGACAGGAATTCTTTTCGAGGCCCCTTATATTGGAACCACGGTCGATCAGTGTAGGCATCACCATGATTTATCCGAGAGTGATGCATGGCAGAAAGTTCTTCATGAGACTTATCAGAATATACCCGCAGCTGCTCGGGAATATTTTATTGTCAAAAATACAGAACCTCTGGCGATTCAAAATCCAACTTTTCGATATGTGGATAAAAATAGACTCTTACCTGCTCCGTATCTTTACAATCCAGGATTAATAACGATAGATGGTGACGACTGGCTCATTTATCGCAGGCAATCCAAAGAAGGTGATAGCACAATTGCTGGATTAAATTTAAATTCTGGAAAAAATCAGATCATCAATATTCCAGCTATTTACGAAAACGAACAATTTGAGGATCCTCGCGTGTTCTGGCATGACGGAAACATTCACCTTTGTTTTAGTTCATGGCGTAAATCATGGAACTATAAGCCAATCATGCGGCTTGTTAAATTGGATAATAATTGGAATTTTAAGGAAGAGATAAAACTTGATTTTGGCGGAAATGGACAAGGAGTGATCCAAAAAAATTGGCAATTCTTTTCCCATGAAAATGAGCTTCATTTTGTTTATTGGTACAGCCCCTTTCAGGTCGTAAAAGGCAAAGATGTATTCACGCACGATAAGCCTGCGCTTCATTGGCCGTACGGAGAATTAAGAGGTGGGACGCCGCCAGTTTTAGTGGATGGCCTCTATTATACTTTCTTCCATTCCAGGACGGAAAGCGGAAGGGCAAAATATTATATGGGGTGCTTGGCTTTTGAGGGGAAGACTCCTTTTAAGCCAGTGAAGATGACTCATGCGCCTCTATTAGCGGCCACTAATCTTGAACCTTCTCTCTCATGGGCTCCATTAACCGTATTTCCGTGCGGAGCTTTATATAAAGACGGGAAATGGTGCGTTTCGCTTGGAGTCAATGACCTGAATTGCGGATTAGTCGATTATTGCCGCAAAGATCTTTTGAGCCGAATGGAGGACATTTGAGCATCCTAGTAGGAGACGTGATCGACGATTTGGCCATACTTCCTCAAGTATGCCCCGGAGATCCTCGCCTATATCGTTACATAAATGAAGGCATGCGGCGCATCTTTCTTGAAGGTAAATATGTAGGTGTTTATGGCCGTTACAATTTCCGTCTTTATGATGGCATGATTACGCTTCCCTATGAGTGCGATACGCTTCTTGCAGCTGATGTTTTGTCTAGACCTGTCTTGATCCATAATGAATGGTTCGAGTTTTTGCAGAGTGGCCCTGGTATGCAGAATTCGCGACTTAACTACACTTACTCGGATTTCTTTGATCGGGGGAACGGATACTGCGTTATCCAAGATCCACCTGGGCCATTTACGGTTAAGATTTATTGCGCTGTTCCAGAAGATCCTAACGCGACTTTAACACTTATCGGTCTTGATGCTTACGGAAATTCCATCCGCTCGCAAATTCCCATTCAAAATGGCGATGGAACAATAACTAGTCAGTGGATAAATGGAGTTCAAAATAATATTTTTTCCGCCACATCTCCTTACTTGGAAACAGCCCAACTTTTTAGTGTTATTACGGCTATTATCTTGCCGAAGAGAAATGGTGATTTGAGATTGATTGCCAATACTAGAAATCCTCAGACATTCCAGCCAACCGGGATTACGTATATGTTGGGTGTTTATCCCTATTTCATGACGAATCCAAATTTCAGGCGGTATCATTTCCCAACGAATCCTCCGCCGGGGCCTACGTCTGAATTTTGTCGAGGTGTTTGCGCAAATGCACTTGTTAGGCGTCGGGTTATTCCAGTCTCAAGTCCGAGCGATTTTTTATCGATAGATAATATTCCGGCACTGAAATACTACGTCATGAGCGCGTTTAAGGACGAAGAGGAGCAGTATGATATTGCGGAAACGTTGAGATTGAAGGGCAAATACTTTCTTGAGCAAGAATTGAAAGAGACTTCTTCCACAACTGACAGATTGAACGTCCAGCTAAGAGGATTTGGCATCTTCCCAACAACTCCTGGAGCTATTTATTAATGACATCTATCTGTTACATAACCTCACGTCAAAATCCTTTCTTTGAATGGTTTTTAGACTCGTTAGATTATCAGACCAGTCCTGGGGATAAGGCTAATCTGGAATTAATTTTCATAGATCGATTGCTTTGGGATGAGAATGTTCCCAAGGATATCCAAGAACTCAATATTTTCACTGATTTCCAAAATCAGGAGCGCAAAAAATATCTGGAAGATAAAGTCGCTGGTCGATTCAATTTTAAGCATGTAGGCCCTAAGCCTTCCGTTTGGCAAACGCCTTGGCGTGTGACTCAAGAGGATTGGTTTGCTGCCAGCAATGTTCGCAATACGGGTCTTATTTGTGCCAAGGGAGATTTTATCGTCTTTGTCGATGATCTTTCCGTTTTGACGGGACAATGGTTTAAGGCAGTCAAAGAGGCCACTCAATCAGGTAAGGTTACCTGTGGAGCTTATCGGAAGGTAAAGGAGCTTTGCGTTGATAACGGAAATATCGTGAATTTCGTAAATCATCCCCAAGGCATAGATAATCGTTTTTCATATGGAAATGACTCCTCACCTGTCGTTTGTTCTGGACATTGGCTGTACGGATGCTCTTTCACTTGCCCAACCGAATTCCTTCTTGATGTAAATGGCTCTGACGAAATGTGCGACGGCCTTGGATTCGAGGACTGCATTCTTGGTATTCGATTAGCCAATAGGGGATATCATTTTCAATATGACCGACGAATGCTGTCTTATGAGAGCGAGGAGCATCATTTTATAGATAAAGTCATGAGGAGAACCGACAAAGGTATTTCTCCAAATGATAAGTCACATGCTATACTTGCCCGAGCCAATGGAAGTAATCGAGCGGACAATAGTTGGCTAGGTGAGGGTGGAGTTCGCGCCTTACGCGATAAAGTTCTTTCAACTGGAATCGTTCCAGTGATGATCGAGCCGCAGCAGGATTGGCACGACGGACAGATGATTAAGGAGATGGCGTGAGTCTTGTGTGCTCCATATTACTGCCCACTCGCGGGCGCATTCAAAAACTCGAACGCTGCCTCAAGTCTATTTATGCCTCGGCCAATCCCTCAAACTACGAAGTGCTTTTGGCAATTGACGATGATGACGCAGAGAGCAGGCGAAATTTCGGTGAGCTAGAAAGAAAATACGAAAATATATACGCCTTTATCTCTCCGCGTGGCAACGGCTGGCGTGATCTGCATAAGCGATATACGGAGCTTGCGACCAAAGCCTCTGCTCCTTGGATTTGGATGTTTAACGATGATTGCGAGATTCTAGGTCAGGGATGGGATATGCAGCTTGTCCAGATACCTAAGCAAGGGGTTATTGTCCACCCCGAATTTAATCATCTCAATGCTTCTGTTTATTCCAATGACGCCACGGGGGCTTTTCCTATTGTTCCGAATGGCTGTTGGAAAGATTTTGGCTTTGACGCAATTGGTGATCCACCTGATAAGTTCTTGAATGATGTCTGCGCTCAGTTCGGATGGAAGCCATCATTTTTAAAGGGCATCACCGTTTATCACGAGCGCATTCTCGACGAAACTATGTCTACTCATTCTTTCTGAATGCAAAATATGAAGTAAACTTAATTGTTTACTTTATTAAGTAGGATGATTAGTTTACATAACTAATCACCTATGGGAGATTTTCTCAGCAATTTTTTCAATAAGCCTGCTAATGCGCCTACTTTAGCGCCCTACGTCCCTACCAGTCCAACCCAGGCTTTGCAGGAATTTCTTGGTCAGCAAAGTTCGCTTCCAGCTCTCCAAAACTTTGCCACTCAATCGAATCAAGGAAGCAATCAGGCGTGGCAGCAGATGCTTTTTGGGACATCCCCTACGCTTCAAGCTAATTACGGTCAATTTGGACAAAATACGCAGGCACTTCTCAATGGTCAGATTCCTGCCGATGTTCAAGCTCAAATACAAAATAGCGCGGCCTTCCAGGCTCTCCAGGGCGGATATGGCGGCAGCAATATGGCGCATGCTCTGACGGCGAGAGATCTGGGAACGACATCCCTAGGTCTTCAGCAGCAAGGCGCTCAAAATTTAGGACAGCAACAGCAATTGGCTCAGCAGCTTAATCCGAGCAATCTACAAACGTCATCTCTTTTCTATTCCCCGCAAACCATTCTAAGTCGAGATGATCAGGCCAATCTTATTAACAACCAAATTCAAGATCAGAACCAGCAAATTAGCTATCAGAATTCTCTCCAAAGTTCTCCTTTTTCTCAGCTCATGACAAATAATTTAGCAACGCTGCTAGGTGTTGCGACTAATCCTGTTAATGCTTATAACATCTATAAGGGAAGTTCAACCGGTATGAGCGTGAGCAATAATGGCCAATTGAGCCAAAACGGAAGTGGCGGATCTGGCGGATCATCCTCTGGAGGCGGGTTCGGTGGTATGCTTGGATTGGCCTCTTCATTCTTTGGATAACCATGAAAGGAATTTACTAACATGGCAGGCGAAAGCGTAGGCGAAGGCCGCTCGGTCGGTTTTCTTCCAGATTTTGCGGATAGGCTTGGCGCTATACAGGACAAATATGCCCATCGCTTTGACGAATTTACCAATCCCTTTTTATCATCTCAAAATATCAATAAAAGTGTTTTGCCTTGGATTGAAAATCAGCAAACAAATCAACTAAATCAGGCTAATCTTGATCTAGCTCGTCAGCGCCAAAATCTAGCCCAAACCGCCCAAGATACCATCCTGCCTCTTCAAGCTCAGCAATTGGGCGTTCAGACATCTAATCTTAGGGGTCAAGGTGCGGCAGCAGCCTATAACTTGAATAGACTACAAAATTCAGATGCATCTGCTCCTGAGTTTTTTAAACAGTTTGGCGATGCGATTTCCAATGGAGATAAGGTTGCGGCTTATAATGCCATTGCTGAAAATCCAGAAGTTGTCGGCAGATATAGTCAGCAAATTCAAAGCGGCATGAGCGATCTGGATAAAAACTCAATCATTCGTCAAGGAGTCGGAATTCAAAGCGCTACGCAGCAAGGGGCAGATGCTGCTGCTACATCAAAATTTGCAAATCCCGAAGATTACTCGGCTTCACTTACCCCTCTTCCGAATGAAACTCCCACAGATTTTCAATTACGCCAATCAGCTGCTCAACAGGGTTTTGCTCAGAAGCATGCCCAGCTTCAGCAAATTCAAGCCCAAAGTGCAGCTAAAATCGCTTTGGCCAAGATTCAGGCTGGAGGTCGAGTGGATTCGAGCACGGTAAGAACTATTGGAGAATTGATCAAAAATGGGAATATGCCAGTGGATGCTCTTGAATCGGTTCGTCCCGGTCTTGCAGCATGGGCTACAGCGCACCCCGGACAAGATTACGATGGCCCGGTTAATGATGGAACTATTCCTGGCTCACAATTCCCTGCGCAGGTTCAGAGAACTGTTTTGCAGAATTGGCAGGCAGTTAATGATAACCCAAATTCTTCTCAGTCCGCCAAGGATCAAGCCTCTGCTATGCTCTATCGAGTTTTTCCCGCTTTCGCCCAAAAAGAAGGTGCAACCGTCCAATACGATCCCGTAACGGATGCTCAACTGAAGGGTATCGATCTTGCAGAAAAGGCGGCTCAAGTGGCACTATCGAAAGCAGCAGCCGATCCTAAAGGACAACAGCCTGGTTGGTTTGGAGTAAAATCGCCCTACGATCAGGCAATCGATACGATCAATCGCTTGAATGTTGAACGGGCTCAAATTTTAAAAAGCTCTCCTGTTCCGAAGTCCCCACAATCTACAGTCGTCTCTCCCGCTCTAGCGGCAACCAATCCCGTAACGGCTACGGCACTTGAATCGGAAAACCTACTTAAATCAAGCCCGACAGACACCAAGGAAATTTTGGATGCTAAATCGTGGCTTCAGGCGCATCCCGACGATCCTTTAGCTGCCTCAGTTAAGCAAAAGATACTAGCCTCTTCTAAGCCCAAAAAACCTAATGTTACTCGATCATTCCAAGTGCCCGCGACTTTTGGACAGTAGCCCGGATTTATGTCATGCCTAATGTCGATTTCGATCCAAAGACGTTTCTGGAAAATGATTCCGAACCGGATATTGATACGCCGGGATTATTAGCTCAAAAAGCGGCACAGGTTACACCTGAAGTTCCGCCGATTGTACCAAAGTCAGATAGCGCGATGGATATTCGCCCTTTGGAAAGCTCGCCAATTCCTCAGCCGACGCCGTCAGAATCCAATATCGAATCTTTCGATCCCAAGGCCTTTGTTAATGCGCCAACTGAAGATTCTAGGCCTTCCTTTGATCCAAAGGCTTTCTTGGCCGATGCATCTCCTAAGACTCAATTCGATCCAGCGGCATTTATATCAGGATTAGATCAGCCGAATCCTGCCGCACATCAGGAAATGCCTGGAATTCTTGGTCGTGCACAAAGTGCTATTAATAGCGCAGATGCAACTCTCATGAAGGGGTTTGGAGATGCTATTAATTTTTCGGGAAGATTAGTTAGTTTATTTGATAAAAATGTCGATCAAAATAATGATTCCACCAATCCTTATATTTGGTCATCGCCCAGCGATTGGAATCCATCCCAAGTAGCCCAAAATTATATTACAGATCCAAGGTATCCGATTACAAATAAGGTAGCTGGGATTTTTGGAGGAATATTGCCTTATACGGCTTCTGCTCCATCATTGCCGCTTCTTGGAGCGGTCGCTGGATTGGAAGGGGCTGGAGGCGTTTATTCCGAGGCACGGGCCAAGGGGGCAACGAATCAAAACGCTCTTGAAGCTGGCGGGGCAGGCGGGGCAATTACAGGAATTGCCAGCATGGCCCTTGGCCCATTGGGAGGCAAATTGGCCGGAGAAGTTCCAACAGTGGCTTCTGCTACCTGGGCTCAGTTAGGTAAAAGCTTGGCATGGGGAGGATTGCGTTCTGCCTCAAAAACATA